CCCCAAGACCTTTTAGAGGGTAAAATATCAAAAAGCAACTTCATGCGTAATGTACGTATGCAGTTTCCACAACACATCTCACCTACTACCTCTTTTGACGATTCCGTAAGAATCCTAAAGGGAAAGCGTATCTTAAACGAAGCTAAAAAGCCTGAAGGCGTTTACGGACATAATCCAAACGCAGAAGCTGAAACTTCTAGAGGTATAGATCACTTGAATTACTACCAAGTCTACCACGGTATTCAATATGAACTTGCTAGAATGCCAGAAATTACTGATGAAAATTACGTTAAGGCTAGAAAGAAAGTCGTTGATAATATTTTAAAAGATCCTGATGCGTATAAAGAATTACAGCTTGCAAATTTTAAAGCCGTAAAAGAAATGGATAAGGATCTTGAAATGAAAGACGTTAAGAAGAACAACCTCGTTGATAAGCCTAATGAGATGAAGGTTGTTGAGAAGGATGCTAAAGCCAACACACAAGATACTCTCGAAAACAAAGAAAAAAGAAAGTCTAAGACTGCTAAGGTACCTGTAATGACTCAAACTCCGAAAGGAAAACTTGAAGCATTTGCAACTCCCGGTAAGGAAAAAGTAATGGCTCTCAAAGAACATATTCTTGATGAAATGACTACCCGAAATCCTCATCACGAAGAGATTCATAAGGGTAACGAGGTTTATAAAAAAAAAGGTAACGGTACCCCCGGTAAAGTAGTTGATTTTGATGGTCATACTGCTACAGTAGAATGGCAAGATGGCCATAAAGAAGATTTACAAAAAAACGTACTTACAAAAGTTAAGCCTGAAAAGACTACTACAGAGCTTCCTTCTAGCGAAATGAAACCTCGTACAATGGTTCCATGGAGCAATAACGAAGAAAAGCTCAATGAAGATCCTGTAGGGCAGCAAGCAGCAGGCGATGAAGAAGAAGAGGCTAGCTTACGTGCTACCGTTATTAGGAAAGAGGATAAAATTAAAGATCTGAAAGAAAAACTTATTAAAGCGTTGACTAAAGAAGCCGGCGATCTGGTAAAAGCGGCTGACGGAACCTTTTTAGGCGCAACTGCTACAGGAAAAGGCCAAAGTTTAGCTAGAAGTATAAAGAATCAATCTAAAGGCGGTATTAATCCCATCGTTACAACAATCAGCTCATGAGTAAGCAAGTCTTAATAGAATATCTACCATTCACACCCTTACCTAGGCAACTACACGAGGCTAGAATGAATCCTAAAGCCCCACTTATTGTAGCCGGTCTCGTACAGGCTGCCGATAGACCTAATGCTAACAAGCGTATCTACGACTTTGATACTTTAGCTAAGCAAGTAAAACTCTATATCGACGGACCCATTGCTGAAAGAAGGGCGCTTGGGGAGCTTGATCACCCAGAATCTTCTGTTATTAACCTTAAGAATGTTTGTCATAATATTACTAGACTCTGGTGGGATGGTAAGAATCTCATGGGTGAGTTTGAAGTTTTAGATACACCTTCAGGTAATATACTACGTGAATTATTTATGAACAATATTACAGTCGGTGTCTCTTCACGTGCAATGGGGTCGGTTTCACCAATAGGTGAAGGTCTTGTTCAAGTAGAAGATGACTTAGAATTGATTTGCTGGGATTTCGTTTCTACACCTTCAACATATGGTGCTTATGTAAAACCGTTGGAAGGATTAAATGAATCTTATGATCCAAACGGCGGTGAGGGTAGGAAAAACAGTATTAATAGACTAATTTCAGATATTATTTGCACCCAAAGCGGTGTTTGCTGTATAAAATAAAACAACTATGAAACAACATCTTAACGAAATTAGGAAAATGCAGCATATAGCTGGATTGATTAATCAATCACAATCAAACGAAGCATTCGAACCAGACTACGATCGAGGCGGGTATTTTATGGATATGCTAGAAGAAGCTATTGGTCCTTGGATAGATAGTAAAATAAAGGATGGAGAAGAAATTGAACAAATTAAAGCTGAATTACACTACGACGTAGATAAAATAGTTGATAGCCGTAGTAAGACTTATTATTAAAAAATAAGAAATCCTAAATAATTAATTTCTGACATTATTTGCACTCAATCAGGTGTTTGCTGTATAAAATAACGATCATGAAACAACAACTTACCGAAGTAAAAAGACTGCAAGAGCTTGCAGGGGTTGTTGAGCACGAGCATAATTTTTTAGAAGACCCTAACCCTTTAGACGATCTACCATCGGTGAAGTTAGATATTGACGATAACGGAATGATGAAAATCGAATTAACCGCTTTTTTTCATACTCCGGGTAACGGAAAAGTTCCGCTATTGATTAATAACCCAGCACTTCAGGAAGTAGTTATGAAATCAATTCAATTAGAATCTCAAAAAGCCTTTAGAAAAGCCGTACACGGAGTACTTGGAATCCCTTACGGCTTACCTGAATAAAAAAATTTTCACTAAGAATCAAGGTTTTCCGTACAGGCAGAGATATTTATGAACGTATGCCATCCTAATATGGCATCTCGTATTCTATACACCCTTATATTGCTACACTCTAATTAGCAATCCCCGAAACAAATTTAAGATGGAAAATCAAGAATTGTTTAAGCAAGCAATCCTTGACGCAAAGGCTGTTCGTGAGACTGCAATGGCTGCCGCCAGAACTACTCTCGCTGAGCATTTTGAACCTTTCATCAAGGAAACCATGGCAAAAGAACTCACAAAAGAAGAGCACGACACCATGGAAGAGGATAATGAAATGGAAGAAGCCATGAAGCATCATAAAAAACATGATGCTACTGAAATGGAAGAAGCCATGAAGCATCATAAAAAACATGATGCTACTGAAATGGAAGAAGCCATGAAGCATCATAAAAAACATGATGCTACTGAAATGGAAGAGTCTACACTAGATGAAATCTTAGCCGAGCTAGATGCTCTTTCTGAAGAAAATATCGAAGAAGGAGATCACACAGTCGATGAAGGACACGTTCCCGAAGACGGCTACGTTGGAAAAGCAGGCAGAGGTGCAACCGGTTATAATGAACGCGCCGGAGTATCACATGGCGATGGAAAACTTCACGAAGCTGATGATGAAAAAGAAGAAGAAGACGACGAGGCTGAAGAAGCCGGCGAGGACCTTACTAAAGACATCGAAGCGGCTAGAGGCGGTGAAGAGCAAGAAGTAGTTGATATTACTGTAGGTGAATTGAAAGACATCATTCGTGATGTATTCATGCAATTACAGGGCGGTGATATGGCTCCTGGAGCATCACTAGATGGCGGTACTGAACTTGCAACAGATTTAGGAAGCGGCGGAGAAATGGAGGCAGGAGAAGAAGAAATCTCTCTTGATGAAATTCTAGCTGAACTTGAAGAAGAAGAGCATAAAATGGAAGAAGTTAAGAAAAAGCATCACCACAATGATAAAGTAGATGAAGGTACAGGACCGGGTGGTGAGATCGATCCTAAAGCCGAAAGCACTTACAAGGTTGAAGAAATTAAGAAAGAGCTTAATGAAGCTGTTAAAACGATAAAAGCACTTAAAACCGAACTTAATGAAATCAATCTTTTCAGTGCAAAACTTCTATATGTAAATAAAATATTCAAGGCAAAAAATCTTTCTGAATCACAAAAAACGAAAGTAATCAACGCATTTGACAGAACAACAACAATCAAAGAGGTTGAGAATACTTACAAAACTTTACTTGAGTCAATTAGTGTAGAAGCTAAAAAAACTTCACTTAAAGAATCCGTAGGTTTTGCATCAAAACCAATCGGTAGCGCTCCAGCTCGTCCGATTGTTGAAGCCGATGCTTTTGTATCAAGATGGCAACAGCTTGCTGGAATAAAAAAATAACAATCTCTAAACTAAACATTAAAAAAATGTCAAACCTAGTTAATTCCCTTTTAGAAAGCGCTAACCCATATACCGATCAAATGGGGGTTAGTCAGAAACTTGCTAAGAAGTGGGCTAAGTCCGGCCTACTCGAGGGTTTGAAAGATTACGACCGAACTAATATGGCCGTTATTCTTGAAAACCAAGCAAAACAACTCGTACTTGAATCTTCTACAACTGGTGGTGGCGTAACCAACGGTGCAACTTTTACTCCTGGTAATGGTGAGCAGTGGGCTGGTGTAGCTTTACCTCTCGTTCGTAAGATCTTCGGACAAATTGCATCTAAAGAGTTCGTTAGCGTACAGCCAATGAACCTTCCTGCTGGTCTAGTATTCTACTTAGATTTCCAGTATGGTAACAACATCCCTAAGCCTTTCGTAAAGGGACAATCTGTTTATGGTACTCTAAACCAAACAGCTACTAGCGGATTCGGTAACTTAGCCTCTGGTGGTCTTTATGGTCAAGGCCGTTACGGATATTCTATCAACCAGTTTTCTGCTTCTGCAGGTACAGTTGTAACAACTGCCGCAACTTTTGCTAACGTTAACTTCAACAATGACTACTCTCAGTCTGTTGTAGATAGCAAGATGATTCAGATCGCAGTTCCTACTGCTTCTTTAAGCACCCCTGACCTTAACGGTATCCGTGCTTTCGAATTGAGCGCTAGCTCTGCTATACTATCCCCTTCTACTTTGATTAATGATTTTACTACTTTATCCGGTGGCGATATCTTATTCTATGTAAGCGGATCAAATGCAGCAGCTATCGATGCTGTAACCGGTTCGATTATTGTATTCTACAATAAGCAAACCAATTTCCAAACTCGCGGTGATTTTGAAGATGCTCCTGGCGATACACCAACACCATTCTCTAATCCGAACGCTGCTTCTTCAACTCAGATCGTTATACCCGAGATTAACGTTCAGATGAAGTCAGAGACCATCTCAGCTAAGACACGTAAGTTGAAAGCACAATGGACTCCGGAATTCGCTCAAGATTTGAATGCTTATCATTCTCTTGATGCTGAAGCAGAGTTAACCGGTATGCTTTCAGAGTATATCTCTCTTGAGATCGATCTCGAGATCCTCGATATGTTAATCGAGAATGCTCAGACAGTTGCAAACTGGTCTGCACAGATTGGTAACCAAATTAACGCAGCTGGTACTGCTTACACTAGCAATACTGCTGGTGCTTACTATAACCAGATGTCTTGGTTCCAAACTTTAGGTATTAAGCTTCAAGCTGTATCTAATAAAATCCACCAACTGACTTTACGTGGCGGTGCTAACTTCCTAGTATGTTCACCAACTGTAGCTACAATCCTTGAATCTATTCCTGGATTTGCAGCTGATACTGATGGTGCTGCAGATACTATGAAATATGCATTCGGCGTTCAGAAAATTGGTCAGTTAAACAGTCGTTATAAGGTTTACAAGAACCCTTATATGACCGAGAACACTATTCTATTAGGGTTCCGTGGTAACCAATTCCTAGAGTGTGGTGCCGTTTACGCTCCATACGTACCGTTAATTATGACACCTCTAGTGTACGATCCAGATACCTTTACACCAAGAAAAGGTATTATGACTCGCTACGCTAAGAAGATGATTCGTCCTGAATACTACGGTAAGGTATACGTTGCTAACTTAAACGTAGCTCAAGCTAGCTAATTCAGACTAGCTTAAAAAATAAAGACCGGCCCTGTAAGGCCGGTTTTTTTTATACTTATATCTACTATTTATATTAAAATTATTAATGCCTACTCTGTTAGATTTAAGCAGAGATCCATACGGATTAAACGGTGGTACAATCGTCAGTGATCAATAAATACAAAAGCTGATGCATTTTGGTATCTACCAGTAACAAATACTACCGCAATAATATCATTCAGCAGTCTAACTGGAGGACCGATTAGCGCATCATTTACAGCCGGTAACGGTATTTTCGGCGCAATTACTGAAGTCTCACAGTCATCCGGTATCGCCGTTCTCTACTCAGGTTCTTATCAATACCCCCACCCCTAATATAAATCCTTGAAAATATATAATATAGAACCCTCTTTTGAGGGTTTTTTATTCTCTTTTGCTTACTATTTATATCAAACGGTCTATGCATGGTGACAACAACAGTTACAAGAAAGAAAAAACTTAAGAATCCAATTAAATTTCAGGTTACACTTAATGAAGAACAGAAAGTTGCGAAATCAGTTATTCTTGAAAACAAGATAACAGTACTAAAAGGTAGTGCAGGATCAGGAAAATCGATAGTAGCTGCTCAAGCTGCACTCGATCTACTCTTTACCGGACAGGTTGAAAAGGTAATACTAACTAGACCTGCCGTAACTGCTGGAGAAGAATTAGGTTTTATGCCCGGAGATAAAGACGCTAAGCTAGCTCCCTATACAGCAGCTATATACGATAATATGTATAGGCTCTATAATAAGGAAAAGATAGATAGAGAAATTATTGAAGGTAGAATAGAGGTTATTCCGGTAGCATTTATGAGAGGCAGGAATCTTACAAACTGCTGTGTAGTAGTAGACGAAGGCCAAAATATTACACACAGGCAGATGGAGCTAATTCTTGGTAGAATATGTGAAGGATCAAGAATGATTATATGTGGTGATACTGCACAGATTGATTTAAAAGATAAAAAATTATCAGGTTTTGGATTTATATGTAATAACTTGACCAACGTAATAGGTTTTTCAGTTGTAACTCTGAAAACTAATCATCGCGATCCAATCGTTGAAGATATTTTGAAAATTTATTTAGATCATAGAGATTAAAAAATGGCTAATCCAATAATTTATAACGGCGATCCAGGGCCAATTTCAGGCAGTACCCCATTTGGATTTTACGATAATGACGCAGATTATCAAACCGATGGACCAAAAGTAGCAAACTACTGTGCATGGAAACTAGGATATCCCGTACTCGACGTTGAACTACAGTCCGGATCGATTTACGCTTGTTTTGAAGAAGCCGTTTCAATCTACGCCGAAGAATTATATCAACTTAAGATAAAAGACAATTACCTAACGCTTGAAGGACAGCCGACTTCCTCTCTATTAAACAGTATTGTAGTCTCGCCTAACTTAACCAACCTGGTTAATATAGCCGAAACTTACGGTCAAGTAGCAGGAGTAGGTGGATTTATAAGTTGGAGAAGTGGTTCGTTGGAACTTATATCTGGAGAGCAAAACTATAACGTATACGACTGGGCAGTAGCATCACAGAGTATGAGTCCGGGAGATAGAATAGTAATTCAAAGAATAATGTATCAAGCACCGCCTGCGATTTACGGATACGGGTATGGTGCTTATTATCCTCAATTAGGTGGATCGGGTGCATGGCCTGGTAGTTGGGGCGGATACGGAGCTATGGGCGGAGGGAACAACGCTGCTACTTATTATCCTGTATTTTGGGATATTCAAAGAATTCAAGAATTAGAAATGTCAAATGACGTACGGCTTCCTGAATGGTCGTTTGAGCTTATTGGAACTAACTTAAGAATTACTCCAGTACCTCTAGGCAGTAATTATGGCGGATACCGTTCATGTATTTCAATTCAATATGCATTCCAATCAGACCTTATGTCTTTGACAGAAAATAGCCCATACGGCAGTAATAAAGGTCTAGTAGCAAATGCAGCATTAGCTCCATACGGTCTAATCACATACTCCTATATTAATCAACCGGGCAAACAATGGATCAAAGAATATACAGCTGCACTTACTTCTGAATTGCTTGGTTTGATACGCGGAAAATACCAAACTGTACTTATTCCAGGGGCAGAAGCTACACTCAATTTTGCTGATTTAATCTCACGTGGTAAAGAAATGCAAGTAGCTTTACGTGAAAAATTACGGCTTGACTTCGAAGACATGTCAAGACAGAAGCAGCTTGAAAGAAAACAGTCTGAAAACAATTCTCTTAACGATACTTTAAATAGTATACCGTTAATGGTATATATCGGATAACTATGGCACTATTCGGTTCAGTAAGAGATGCAACAATGCAACTTGGCGTAGCCGGCGAGTTTGTAAATAACGTAGTAACCCAGCAAATAGGCTACTATAAGATAGTAATACCCTCATCCCCTCCGAATATCTATGGCGAATCATCCGTTAAGCAATATATCGGCCCGGTACTTTTAAACTGTTTAATAGTCAGGGGCGACTTCTCAACAATTACCGATAATAATTTCGGACCTGATAGTAGAAGGGAAGTAGATTTTAGATTTTTAAAGCCAGATCTAGAATTAGCTAATATAGTGCCTGAGACCGGTGATATTATTATGTATAACGAATTATATTACGAAGTAGATAATACTAACGAAAATCAGCTTTTCCTTGGAAAAGATCCCAATTATTCTTACTCTGAAGGATTAAACAACTTTGGTACTAGTTTTTCTATCATTCTAACCACCCATATGACATCACCTGAAAGATTAGGTATAACACAACAGAGACTCTAATATGCCACAAATAGTACGTCCAGAGAATAGAAGGGAGTTTATGAATAAACTTATCATACCTGCTGATCCGCAGTATGGCAATCCAAATATAGTTTTTTCTGAACCTTTCAAACCAGGACAACCTGAATTTAATAGGGCATATGAAACTGCTTTTGAACCTACAGGAGACAAAAAATACTCAATAGGATTAAAAGATATTGATCAATCAATAATGTACCATTTTGCAAACGTTCTTAAGCTTACGGTATTTCAAAACAATTCTACGGTACTTGTTCCCGTTATATACGGTTCACCTGAAAAATGGAAATCAATACAAAAAGACGGATACTATCGTAATAATGTAGCAAAAATAATGTCCCCTCTTTTAGTTTTTAAAAGATCTTCAGTTGTACAGAATAGAACGCTCGGAAATAAAATAGACGGTAATGTTGCTAAAAATGTTCAACTATACGAAAAGGCTTTCTCAAAAAGAAACGTATATGATAACTTCAATGTTTTGCAAAATCAAAAGCCGCAGAAAGAATATACGGTTGTAGTTACGCCTGACTATGTTACTGTAAATTATACAGTAATAATGTGGACAAACTATGTTGAACAAATGAATAAGTTGATAGAAGCTGTAAATTTTGCTTCTAATTCATACTGGGGTGACCCCGATTCATTTCAGTTTCTTGCAAAAATTGAGACGTTTAATGACGCGCAAGTCTATGATCAAGGTGAAGATAGATTGGTAAGAACTGAATTTGATTTAACTGTCAACGGTTACCTTATTCCGGATTCGCTAAATGCCTATTTAGCACAGCTTTCAGGAAAAACTTATAATATATGTAAAATAGTATTTACAACCGAACAGGTGCAGTAAGGTAGGTTTCTTATTGTTACGGAACGAACTATTTATAATCAAATTTCATAGAGTGGCAGATACTATATCAACTTCCGGTATATCCCCCGGTCAATTAATTAAGTCCGAACAGGTTCTCAGAATTATTTACGCTCTAAATGGAGTAAGCGGTAGTACAATCCTTATTTCAGGTAGTCTTGGAGTAAGTGGATCTGCAAACTTTTTAAATACTGTTAATTTCTTTGCAGGATTAACCGGTTCATTATTTGGGACCTCTTCTTATGCTGCTACCGCATCGGTTATACAAGGAGCGGCTACAGGGTCTTTAATTACAACAGCTTCATTTTCTAATCCTTCTATTACATTTACTAAAGGAGACGGTTCAACTTTTTTAGTAAATTTAACAAGTCTTGTTCCTCTTACAGCATCACATGCTTTAACTGCTTCTTATTTTAGCGGTTCAATCTCAAATGCTATATCTGCTTCTTATGCTCTTACAGCATCGTATGTTGCTAACGTATCATCTTTCCCTTTTACTGGAAGCGCTATTATAAGTGGTAGCTTAAATGTAACAGGAAGTACAAATATAAGCGGCGCTTTATTTGTAAACGGTCTTTCCCTGAGTGCAGAGAATGGGGGACAATTAGCTATATGGAAATATACATCAAGTTTAAATACAGGAGTAGATCCTGGTAACGGATTTTTTAAACTAAATCAATACTGGTCATCATCTCCTACTGCTGCATCGTTCGACAATTTTGCGTATGATCCAAACGTAAGTTTTTCAGGTTATTTAGATAATCTAACAGTAGGTACAGTAATAAAACTTGTAAGCCTTGCAGAAGCAGGTACCTTTAAACTACTACAAATTACAAGCGTAGCACCCCCTGAATCTGGTTACGAAAGTTATGGAGTATCACAGTTAACTTCAGCAGGTAACGACCCCGCTGAAGGAGATCAATTTGCATTTATACCAGTAGGCGCATCTGGGGAGGGTTTTAATACAATCAACAACGCAGGACCTGGTAGATTAATTATTTCTGACGGTTCGACTAATGCTGCTACAGCGTCATCTGATTTAATTTACACAGGTAGTACTTTTTTCGTAACCGGGTCAGCTACTATTGTAGACATATATAGCAATTATTTTTATGTTAGAAATAAACAGACACAACAGCCTGTATTTACAGTAAGCGAAAGTGTTGTACAGTTCGCGACTCAATCAGCGATTCCTACCGGCACTGCACCTAATGGAGGAATATGGTTTACATCAACTAATCTTTATGTAGGTTTAGATTAAAATTAACTATTTATTAAAATAAAAAGACAGAAAAATGGCAAATTGGAAAAAAGTAATAGTATCGGGAAGTGTAGCTCAGTTAAGTAATTTAAGTATTAGTAGTAACTTAGCTGTAACCGGCTCGGTAAACGCTTTAGGACTTACTAATGCAAATAAGCCGAATATAGTTTCTTATGATACAACTACAGGTTTATTCACTTATCAAGGTACCGGTTCATTTACCGCAACTACTGCTTCTTATATTTTAAGTAGCGGGGTAGATGGCCCTCTAGGTATGAATAGCATACTTACTGCCTCTCATGCCGTAAGCGCTTCAATTGCAGGTAGAACAAAAGGTACTTTATCTCAAGTAGCTGGCGGGGGTCTTAATGCTTTTTCTTTCAACGGTAGTACTGACGTAACAGTAGAAGTCAGCGGTGCTGCTCAACTTTCTCAAAACGCTATTACAAAGTGGAATGACACAGATAATAAGTTTACCAATTCGAGTCTCTTTGATAACGGTACTTTAATAACCGGTAATACATCGATAGTACTTACAGGCGCAAATTCAAGCTTAACTGGTTCATTTAGCGGATCATTTAAAGGAGACGGTTCACAACTAACCGGCCTTGTAACTGAATTAGACTTCTCTGGTTCAACCGGAAGCGGTAATGTAGATCTTTTAACTCAGGTATTTACAATTACCGGTACAGCTAATGAAATAGAAACATCAGCTGCCTCCCAAACCCTAACAATCGGGTTACCTAATAACGTTACTATTGGTAACAATTTAGTAGTTAGTAATAATTTAACAGTATTCGGTACTGCTAGCTTCCAACAAACAACAAATCTTGAGGTTGCAGATAGATTTATTCTTCTTGCTTCTGGATCAAACGCAGCAGGTGATGGGGGTATCGTAGTACAGCAAGGAACACAGAATGTAGGCGAATTATTTGCATTCGATAGCGGAACTACAAGATGGGGATTAACTGGTTCATTTACCGCCAATCAAAGTACTTATACACCTGATGCATTTATGGCAGCAGCGGTTTTAGGTTCAAGCGGAGATCCAACAACAGCACCAGGTAGGTACATTGCAAAAGGTAATATATTTATAGGTAATGACGAAACAATTTGGATATATTCTTAATAGAGTTTTCAAAAGAGTAGTTATGGGTTTTAACGCAAATAACGTAGTAGTAAATAATAAACGTGTAGAGGAGCTCCATAAGGCTCCTTTACCTGTCTTAAGTCTTAATAAACCTGAGGTTGAGACTTTGTTAAATTTAATAAGAGAATCTCATTTCAAAGGAGAGCAGGTTCAAAAGATATTTGAATTAGTGCTAAAACTTCAAGACTATTACGTTAAGCTACCCTGATTCTGTGATATTTATATGAAGGAAAGTACTGTAGGCCGAAAGGAAGTAGGCATATACACGGCATAAGTGTATGTATCTAACCACAGTGTAAATTTGTATTACTATGCCGAATTGGAAAAAAGTCATCGTAAGTGGCTCAAATGCCTCTTTAAACTCATTAACAGTAGCTACAAATGTTGTAGCTGAATCATTCACTGGTTCTTTATTTGGAACTGCTGCTTCAGCTTCTGCCGCTTCAGTATTTAATATTTCATCTTCATTATATTCAGCTCAAGGAGCTTTAGCTGGTGTAGGTACAACAACAATTGTCAATATATCCACAGGTTCATTTAGAGCTGGTTTTTTTGATTATGTAGCTTCAAGCGGAAGTAATGCTCGAGCTGGTACAGTGATGTCTGTCTGGGATGGTAGTAATGTAAACTTTACTGATAATTCAACAACAGACATTGGAAGTACTACACTTGTTACAATGAGTGTAGCTTTAAGTGGTGCTAATGCTTTATTAAGAGCAACAATAAATGGAGATACTTGGAATATAAAAACAACTTATAGACTTATTTAAATAAAAATTAATGGCTTTGAATCTTTCAGATATTACCTTTACTTGGCAGTTTAATCCACTTTTTGTTAGCCCTACATCGACTGAACATAATGATGTTGTTACTAAAGTTTTTTACGAACTTAGAGCAACTATAGGGTCTGTTAGTGGATCAGTAGGTGGATTTCAAGAGATACTTCCGATATCACCTTCTGGAAGCTTTATTCCTTTTCAAGACTTAACATCACCTATAATACAGCAGTGGGTTGAATACATGCTAGGAGAAGAGGGTGTAAAAAACCTTAAGACTGACCTTAAAGAAAAGCTTGAAAATAAATTGAATCCTACTTTTGTTATAAAACAATCTCCTTGGATTCTATAGTGATTTATTTAGCTATAAACAAGATTTTAACTATTTATATAATATATTAGCATATATAAAACCCCTACCTTAGGGAAAGTGAACTAAGGGAGATAAACATGGCGAATGAATTTATTGTCCGTAACGGCCTAAAGGCCCTAAATAATTCACAAGTTACAGGATCTCTCTCTATTTCCGGATCACTTGCCGTTCCGGCTATACCTTTAGGTTCAACTGAAACTAATGTAGTAGTAACTGATACGGATGGAACTTTTAAATATAGAACTAATCTTAGTCTCCAAGGTACACAAGGAATTCAAGGTATTCAAGGCAATACCGGTACTCAAGGCATCCAAGGTACGCAAGGCATACAAGGTACTCAAGGAATTCAAGGTATTCAAGGTATTCAAGGTAATAACGGAACCCAAGGTATCCAAGGTACGCAAGGCATACAAGGTACTCAAGGAATTCAAGGTATTCAAGGTAATAACGGAATCCAAGGCATTCAAGGAATACAAGGAACCCAAGGAATACAAGGAACCCAAGGAATACAAGGTAATACAGGAATACAAGGTATACAAGGCATACAAGGAACTACCGGTCCTCAAGGAACTCAGGGCGTTCAGGGCTCAACCGGAACCCAGGGACTACAGGGCATACAAGGTATTCAAGGTACACAAGGAACACAGGGTATTCAAGGAATTCAAGGCTTAACCGGAACCCAAGGAATTCAAGGCGTACAGGGTATTACCGGTCCACAAGGCACGCAAGGTACTCAAGGAATTCAAGGGGTACAAGGCATAATTGGTGCTCAAGGTAGTCAAGGAACACAAGGTATTCAAGGAATACAAGGAATACAAGGAATACAAGGTACACAGGGTACTCAAGGAATACAAGGTACACAAGGCACACAAGGTATTCAAGGAGTGCAAGGAACTACCGGTACACAAGGTACACAAGGAATACAAGGTACACAAGGAATACAAGGCGTACAGGGTATAACCGGTATTCAAGGTATTCAAGGTATACAAGGTATACAAGGTTCTCAAGGCACTCAGGGGATTCAAGGCGTACAAGGTACTCAAGGAATACAAGGAACACAAGGAACACAGGGAACACAAGGTACCCAAGGCATTCAAGGAGTGCAAGGAACTACCGGTACTCAAGGTATTCAAGGTATTACAGGACCACAAGGTATACAAGGTATTCAAGGTATTCAAGGTACACAGGGTATTCAAGGCACGCAAGGTACGCAAGGCATTCAAGGTATACAGGGAATACAAGGTACGCAAGGGACTCAAGGGACTCAAGGAACGCAGGGTATCCAAGGCATACAAGGTACGCAAGGAATACAGGGTATACAGGGGGTACAAGGCATAACTGGAACCCAAGGTATCCAGGGTATTACTGGCCCTCAAGGTACGCAAGGAATCCAAGGTACGCAAGGAATTCAAGGAATTCAAGGGATTCAGGGTACCCAAGGTACACAGGGTATACAAGGCCCCCAGGGTACACAAGGAATACAAGGTATTCAGGGAATTCAAGGTACAACAGGACCGCAAGGTACTCAAGGTACTCAAGGAATTCAAGGGATACAAGGTAACACTGGTACGCAAGGAACCCAGGGAACTCAAGGAATCCAAGGTATACAAGGAATACAAGGTACGCAAGGTACACAGGGAACTCAAGGAACTCAAGGAATACAAGGCATTCAAGGTACACAAGGAATTCAAGGTATTCAAGGTACAACCGGTACACAAGGTATACAAGGCATACAAGGAACTACCGGTCCTCAAGGAACTCAAGGCATCCAAGGTACTCAAGGTACTCAAGGCATCCAAGGCATTCAGGGAATACAAGGTACACAAGGCACAACTGGCGCTCAAGGTATACAAGGTAATACTGGTACTCAAGGAACACAAGGAACACAGGGAACGCAAGGTACGCAAGGTACGCAAGGCATTCAAGGAGTACAAGGCTTAACTGGAACTCAAGGTATCCAAGGTATTACAGGACCGCAAGGTACACAGGGTGTACAAGGTACCCAAGGTATACAGGGTATTCAAGGCACGCAAGGTATACAGGGTATTCAAGGCATACAGGGAATACAAGGTACGCAAGGTACTCAAGGTACAATTGGTACACAAGGTATACAAGGCATACAAGGTACTCAAGGAACACAAGGAATCCAGGGTATACAAGGCACCCAAGGAACTCAAGGAATTCAAGGTATACAAGGTACAACAGGACCTCAAGGTACGCAAGGAACCCAAGGTACTCAAGGGATACAAGGTAATACCGGTACCCAAGGAACACAAGGAACACAAGGAACCCAAGGTATCCAAGGCAATACCGGTATCCAAGGTATCCAAGGTATTCAAGGTATACAAGGAACTACTGGACCTCAAGGAACACAAGGAACACAAGGTATCCAAGGTATTCAAGGTATACAAGGAACTACTGGACCTCAAGGAACACAGGGAACACAAGGAACAACTGGTACGCAGGGCATTCAAGGCGTAACTGGTCCTCAAGGTACTCAAGGCATACAAGGTATTCAAGGAACACAAGGTACTACTGGTGCACAAGGAATTCAAGGTATACAAGGTATAACTGGCCCTACTGGACCAACGGGACCTCAAGGTACGCAAGGTATACAGGGTATTCAAGGTATAACTGGAACTCAAGGAACAACAGGACCTCAAGGTACACAAGGCATTCAAGGAATACAAGGTATTCAAGGTACTACCGGTCCTCAGGGTACACAAGGTACTACCGGTGCTCAGGGTATTCAAGGTATCCAGGGTATAACCGGACCTACCGGACCAACCGGACCGCAAGGTATTCAAGGCGTAACTGGTCCTCAAGGTACACAAGGCATTCAGGGTATCCAAGGAATTCAAGGTAGGCAAGGTACTACAGGAGCCCAAGGTATACAAGGCGTAACTGGCCCTCAAGGAACACAGGGAACGCAAGGTACCACTGGTGCACAAGGAATTCAGGGAATACAAGGTATAACTGGACCTACTGGACCGACAGGGGG